TTCTTTTCATTTCGTGGCGGAGGAACCATAACACACGCAATCAGCATGCCAATTATGACACCCGCAACAACCCAAGTGAGTTGAATCATTATTAAACCGATACAGATTTTTGATTCATATAGGCCTTGACAAGATAGAGTCCAAGGATTAGTAAATAACCAGAATATGGAAGAAAGACAGAGACAGCAGTCGCAAAGTATCCTGCAAATTGATAACCCTCTTGGACGAAGACTTTATAAGTCATTACAACACTGAATACCCAAACAAATAGAAGCAATGGTGTCCATAAAAATGCAAGTGTGCTCGCAATTGTTATTCCTGAAAGTTTAGACGATAGAGGAGGATTGCCGAGTTTCAATTCCTGTCCGTCAGGAATTTGAAGTGTCTGTTCTGTTCCATCATCACCAACTACAGTGACTGTTAATCTACGTCCTTTTACTGTTTTGTCGGTTGCATTCTGTTCTGCCAATTTTGTTTGAAGCATTGATTGTTCAATTTTTGCAGTTCGTTCATCAATGCATTGTTGGTCGTTGGCATTTCCACCACACTGTTCAATTGCATTTTTACGAGCTTCTCCTTTATCAGAATCAGTAAGTTCAGCCTTTGTAGCAGTCAAAGTAACCATAGGCAATAACTTGGAATCTGCGACAACATCCAAATACCCTTTTGTGATTTTACTCTGCAGAGTATCAGTGATATCAGTGGCGCTTGTTTCATCGCCAAAGGTAGCTTGTTTAATCAATACCATTGTTAGTTGGCAAATACAAGATTTGCAAGACCACTTACGATACGCAGGAAATTGATTGATTCCACGTAGACTCCAACTCGGTATGTGTAGGTGAAAAGGATGTTGTTATTCACTGTTTGAATGAGTTGAACCACTTCATTCGGCGAGTATAGATTGATATTTCCAGGTGGAATGATTGTTGGTGTCTGGTTGAATACAGTTGATCGCAATACACAGACTGCAGTTTGTGTTGATCCTCCACCTGATCCTGGTAAAACAGCAAGAGGAGTCGGCTGTAAAAGAGTCAATCTAAGGATCACCTTATTGAACATACTTCCATTGGCTGCTCCACTTGGTTGATACTGATCGTTGTTGAGAGCAAAGGAATACATATAGGTTCCTGGCAACAGATCTGGCGTATCTCCAGTGGAGTGTTTATACATTTGAAGAAGCGAGAAGAAGCCTTTGGGTTTGGTAGCGAACCGCTCTTTTCCATCAAACAGCAGGAGTGAATCTACTACACTATCTCTTGGATAGACCGACGTTATCTGTTGTTGACCCGACGAATACATATTGGTCTGTGGATTTCCATCAATAGAAGACCAAGGGGCTCTATTTGGATTGTCCCAGTTGGTGTAATTATCCCAGTCGTTATTGCTAATCTTATCACTGCGATGAGCATTGAAGACTACTCGTGTAACCAAATTGAACATTGGAATCTCAATATCTGAATTTGCACCGAACTGTCCTTCGTTATTCACGAAGCGCACATTCTTAATTAAGAATGACTGATCTGCTTTTGCCAATTGATTCATTTCCATTTCTGTGAGGTAGATGAAGTTGCCCTCAATGTAGGGATCTGGAAAGAAGTTGGTCAGAGTTGGATTGCTTGGTGTTCCGTTTGAGTTTGGAGGAGACAAGAAAGAGCTCAAGAAAGAAGGAAGGCCAGTTGGAATTGTTGCATTGTATGGACTGACACGTTGGCCGTATGTGATAGACCCTGGTTTGGTATCAATCACTGTATAGAGATCATTCAAAGCACGAAGAGTTACGTTGATATAGACTTCAGAGTTCTGTAATGAGACCAATGGTAATGCAAGGCCTGGATTTTCGCAGAACCAAAAATGAAGAGGAATAATCAATTGACGAGAACGGATAGATGGTTCAGGAACCTTGGTTTGAGGAAGAGCAGATGGAAGACTCAACGGAGTAATCGCGTGGGGATATTGATTGTTTCTGTCAAAAGCATTTGCAGGATCATACAATTCTACAACGTTACCAGTCATCTGATCCACAATCTTACGTTTGTTCTCATCGTGAGTCATATAGGAATACATCTTCAACCATTCACCACGAAGAGTTTGAATGACTTGACCGTTGGCAACAAAATCTACATGATCGATAAGATTGTATCCGATGTTTTTTATCCATTGAAACTCGTAACCGATGGCAGTGCAGCGTGGATCATACCCAGCAGGTGGTGCTTGACCATTCAGATTCACTAATGGCGACCATATATCTGGCAGAGTGAGAACCAAATAACAGTCGTGAATCATCTGTGCATACCGATCAATACGACATTGAAGAGTCTTTGTGATAGAAGATGAAAACTCAAGGTTGGAACTGGTAAAACTCATACGAATCTGTTCCATTGCAAAATTGCTGTGGCGACGGTATACACTACGAAAATGAGTCATAGAAGGATTTCCATTGACTAACTCATTTTGAGCGCCTACACCGACAAGTTGAAGTAAACCTCCAGGCATTCTATTATAAATGGTTTTCAAATGTTTATATTGGACCACCCGAGATAGTACAACATCTTGAAGTGAACACAGCAGATGGTTGGGGTTGGGCTTGAATAGGAACAATAAATCTAACAACTTGATCAGCTTGGTTTGCGACCACAGAAGTGTAAACAGTATTGTTCTTTCGTTTCTGAGGAGAAGGAGCAACAGATGCTGCAGATGCAATAATCTGTCTCTTCTTGTATGTGAGGTAATCTTGGGCTGAATTTATTTGCATTACTTCTTGGCGAGAGAAGAAATGTCTTCACGAAGGCCAGAACACACTTCTTTCCAAGTCTTGAACTTATAGGAAGATGCAGCTGCCTTGTATTTATCGAGATTGTCTAACATCTTCTGCATTGCCTTGGTAACATCTGAAACATCAAAGCTTGGCATAACAAATCCAAGAGGCATTGTTCCTGCTGCATAATAGTGACTATCAGGTGCAATACGGATTGCAACATCATCATTTAAAAATGTTTCATAACTACCAACATCCGTAACAATCTGTGGAGCACCAGTGAAGAGATGCTCTAATTGACACAATCCATATCCTTCTCCATCAGACATATTGACACCAATATCACCTACATTATAGAGTTGATTAATCATCTCATCTGTAATATTATTAGGAGGAGCAGTATCCACCATAATCAAATTGTTCTTGTATTTTTCCAAATCAAGTCCTGCAATCTTTATCTCTTCTTGGTAAATACGACCAATATCGTAATGTGCACCTGATTTTGGATTGAGATTGGTTACAAACAATGCAAACAATGGAGAATCGGGGTTCTTCTTAAGAAGTTTTACAAATGCCATAACCATCAAATCAAGTCTCTTACGTCCGCTGTTTCTATTTGCATTAAAATAGATGATACCATTGTCCGGAATAGGTAATTTCAAAGTTGTTCTAAGACTCTTGCGTACAGAAATATCCATCTTCGTGAACATCGTAGAATCTACTGCGTGTTCTAGAATCTTGATTTCTGGATGATCACTGCCATAGGATTTGTAAATTTTTGCCCACTTTTCAGTGAAACAGTAAACTCGATCAGCGTGTTGATTGATACTGTCAATCAAAGGCTGTGCAATTCCAGTATATACTTGATCAACATAAATCCAAAGTTTAAAAGGAGACTTTTCACGATCGTGTTTCATTGTTTCGATGAATCTATGAATAATCAATGGATCGTTGTAGATCATTACAACATCTGGATTCACCATATCAAGGTACTCATTAATTTTATTGAATCCAAATCCCTCCTCTTTTGGATCTTCGTTTGCTGCAGCATCATATTGAATGACTCCTTCAGGAGCTTTACGTAAGGATGATCTGTTTGGATGGCGTTGGAATCCAAAGTGATAAAGTTTCACATTGTCTATTCCTCGAAGTTGATCGAGCAAATTATAAGCTACTTTTGAGTAGCCAGTAGTTTGATCTGTGTGCGTACTTACGAGAACAAATCGCATTATATGTTAGAAACTAGCAGTCTTTAAGTGAAAACATACTTAATTTGATTTGGACCTGATAATATTCCTATTCTCATAAGTCTTTGATTGTCTTCAAATGCAGGTCCATCAAACACTTCACTTGTTACCGGATCTATCAAAAATAACATTCCTTTGATTTCCACCTTTTGTAACTTTCTTCGTCGTTTTGTCATATTTCGCAAATACGATACATCGAGACTATCACTGTTAATAGATGGTTTGAAAGCAAGGTCTTCACCAGTCGCAGAACTGTCAAATCTCATACACGATAACATTGGTTTCTCTTTTCCGTGCAACTTACGATGAACTTCGCAATCAATGGCTGCTTCTTTTAAGAGGACTGAAATACGCTTTCCAACGACATCCTTTTCATACGCTACTTCGTACAACGATTCATCGGTCGACATAAATACCTCTTCTGGCTGTTCTCCAGTATATCTTCGAATTGAAGTATCATTACGACGAATGGGTACAATGTTAGGATACTCAGTCGATTTGGACTCTTCTTTGTTGAACACACTCATATAGAAACTGACTCGCACTGTTCGTTCCTCTTCTGGTAAACTTGCGTGAGAATTGATACGAATTGCACGACCTATTACTTGATCGTGTCGCGTTGGTGTCCAATGCGGTTCCATAATGTGAACGTGTCGAACATTCAACAACGTGATACCCTCTGCTCCTGAAGAGGATGCCATCATCAAGCATAACTTTTTAGGTTTGCCTTGTAAACTGGCTTTCAAACTTTCTGGAAAGTTGTCAGCATAGGATTCATTGAAAATCTGTCTTGAAAACTCACGCTGTTCCGGTGTCTCTTCACCCGTGTAAAACGCATATGCAGGTTTGGATGGATCGAGTGTAGG